TGCGTCGTATTCCGTGAGGTCGAGCCCGAGCGACTCGTACTTCTTGCGGAGCATCAAGCCGCCGGTCTTGTGCGCCCACTCCACGATGCGAGAGCAGGTCGCCCCCTGCCCGCCATGGCCGCGTGCCCCGTACAACGGCTCCGTCGCCGTGCGGTCTACCCAGTCCTCCGTCGAGTGCAGGTCTGGGTCGTTGGCTCGGGCCACGTCCGCCGCACCCCGCACGGCATGGCTGACACAATCGCCCGTCGTCTGCGTCTCGTCGTAGGGCTTGCGGCCTGTCGCCGTCTCCCAGTGGACGACCGCCTTGTAGGCGAGCGACAGTTTGCCGGCCCCGCTGCCAGAGAGCGTGCTGCCAAACAGCGGCATGGGAAGGGACCGCAGCAGACTGGCGGTCGCATCCGGGTCGCAGTACGAGCCCACGAGCCCGTCGTTGTACGCCCGAACGATGTCCTCCGGCGAGGCATAGAAGTCAGTCATGCCCCACCTACTTGATGGCCGTGAACGCTCGGGCTGCGGACTGCCGGAGTTCGGGAGTCAGCGGAAGGTCTTTGTCCCCGACGGCCGCGAGCAGGTACTCATCGAGCCGCGAGCCCAACCCGGCGTACCGGCCGACCATGCCAGTGTTCTCAAACGCCATCGACAGGGCGCACTTGTACCGGTTCCGGAGGTCGAACACCGTCTTGAACACCGGGTCTTTGGCGAAGTCGTCCCGCACCACAATGTCCGCGACGGCGGCGTGGAACTGCCGCAGTATCTCCGCGTCCGCACGGCTCACGCCAGCCAGGACACCAGACGGCTCGGGCACGACCGGCTTCACCACCGAAGCCACCGGCAAGACGGTCGCCGTCATGGCACCAATGCCGATCAGCAGGCCAGCCCAGATTGCTACCGTTCGTGCCATGACTACCGGGCCTTCTTCGGGAGTTCCTTCTCTGCCACCAGGGCCGCGATCAGCGACCGTGCCGCCGACGCCACTGCCACCTCCCCAGCCTCCTCCGCCTGCTCCGCAAGGACGAACAGGCGATTCACCCACCCGGCCCGGTCAACCGGCGAGACTCCCGGCGACCGGGCCGCAGTCAGGTACGGCAGGGCGGACGCTCCCGCAGCCACCGCAAACGCGGCAGCGGCGATCAGATACAGACCCATCAGTCCACCTCCGCCTGCGACACAGCCGTGACCAGGGCCACGATGTACCGGAACAACTCCTCCCCCTGCGGGCTCAGGAGGCACGCCTCCACCCGCTCACAGAGGTCGTCGTCGATGGGCGTGGCCGTCTTGGTAGCGACAAACCGCATGAGTTTGAGCGCCCCTTCTGCCCGCTCTTTGGCCGTGTCGGCTGCGGAAATCTCGGACAGCAGCGACAAGGCCGGTGCCCAATCCACGAGCATCCTTACCTTCTGGGCTACGGTCGGCATACGGCTTCTCCTTTTGGCGGGCGACCCACTTCACCAAAAGATTTATGTCCCGCTCAGGCCGGCACAGAGACAGCAGTTTTCGCCGCACAATCTCCGGGTCGAGGCCCAAATCCAGGCACGTCTGGTCGAATGTGAACAGGCCGCCCGTGCCCTCAAATGCCCACCGGTAGGCGGCCACCTGCCGTCGCAGAATCTCCCACTCCTTACGGGTGGAGGGGATCATCTGGCTGTACCCCAGCCGCCGATGGCGGAGGCACAGTTCACGAACGTGGTATTGGGTCCGAACGAGAACCTCAGCGCAAAACCGTTTCCATCCAGTCTCGCACTCTTCAACGATGTTCTCGTCGTCGTAGTCCATTACGGCGACGGCAATCATTACTTTGTCGGTGCCTCGCAGTAGCCGCTCCGGAGAGTCCCTTCGTTGAGGTGCGGCCAGACCTCGAGCGAGTGGATTGCCGCCATCAGATTCCAGGCGGCGTGGCCCAAGTGATCCTCGTCCCGGTTGCCGGAGAGGAACATGTAGATGTGACGCAGGGCATGGTTCAGCATGTCGTTGGCCGGCATGCCCTTCTCCCAGTTGTAGTCCCCGTATTTTTCAGCCCCCTCAGCGCACGCCGCCGCCACCGCAGCGAGCCCGATGGGGGAGATGAGGTCGTACCTCGTCGCCTCCGCATCGCTCGACCTCACGGCCCCACTGGCGTAATTCACCGTCCGATCATGCGTCACCTTCGTCATGGCACCAACTCCTTGTAGCGGTCCTCAAACAACGTCTTGGCTTGCGTCCAGCAGTACGGGTTGATGGGCCCGCACGCTGGCTCCACGTCGATCCCCCAGTCGGCAGTGCCGGGAACGATGTCCCGCTTCTCGCCCATCAGCGCCCGCAGGTCCGCCGTCTTCACGTCCGACGGCATAGGCCAGGGCAGGTAGAACACGCGGGCAATCGTCCGCTGGACATGCTCCTCCAGTTCCCGGTAGCCGGGCAGGCAGTTCTTGAGGGGCGTGGCTACGTCTCCCAGGTACGCCTCGCTGGCATCGTGCAGCAGCCCCCACAGTGCGTTCTCTGGCTGCGTCAGCCGGCTCACCATGACGCTGTGCTGGGCCACCGAGTACGGCACTTTGCTGTGCCCGGTGAAGCGGTTGATGATGGACAGGGCGTGCGAGATGTCAGGCAGTCGAACGTCCTCCTCGCGGAAGTTCGCAAGGTCGATCAGTTTTCCGGTGTAGGTCTGCATCGTGGTGGTGTTCATGCTCTAGCACTCCTTGCACACAAGCGGGTCAATCGCACGCAGCGCCGACTGCGGGACGAAATACGCATCGCCGTATCCGCCGTAGTTGGCCTTGAACTTCGGCTGCTTCGCCTCCGACGCAGGCATCCAGCCACGAATGGTGAACTCGTGAGGGCCGCCAGTGACGAGGACGAACACGTCCGTGTCTCTGTCGCCGTCCCGCACGATGAGTTCGTAGAAGTGCTTGGATCGCGTGCGCACCTGGATGCTGTCGCCCACGTCGCCGCCTGACTTGAAGGTGTTGACACTGCCGTTCCAGTACCGGTTGGTTGCTTTGGCAAACGCACACTCACCGAGAGCGCCGAGAATGTGAACGTGCCAGTCGTTTTCGTTTGTGGGACGGGCGTTTTGCAGACCCTTTCGCAGAGCCTCGACGTTTCGGCTTACGCCCACCAGCGCCGCTCGGCTGACTTCGAACCACTCCAGCGTTACCCGCATCGCCCTTGCCCTCCTTGAGATTGACCCAGCCGTCCTTGTCCGGGATCGGACTGTGGACTTCCTCCTCCTCGCCGTCGTCTCCGTCCCAGTCGATGACCCGTGCGTTCATCACATTGCTCCTTGCACCTGCTGCACGAACCGCTTGATCTGCTCCAGCGGGAACGTCACAAGCCACTCCTTCTCGTTCTGCCGGTGCAGCACCACCGGGCAGAGTTCGCCGCACTGCTCACGGGACTTCTCCATGACGGCGTGCAGGTTGAGCCCACGCTCAACCCGCTTCACCTCCATCCACAAGTGCGGCGTGCCAGGAGAGATGAGGTCGCTGGCGGACTCGGTTCCGCTGTGCTGCTGCGACCGACGCGAGTGGGCCTGCGGCACCAGACGGTTCCACTCGGCCGCTGCCTCCAGTTCTCCACGCTTGCCCTTCTGCCGGCTGTTGATCGCCATGTCCTTCAACTCCTTCGGGATTCCGTTCTTCCTGCGAAACACAAACACACGCACCGGATACCGCTCCGGGCCGTATCCGAGATGCCTCTTGAGACGGAGCGAAGCCAGACACGACGGGTCGTAGTTGGCGTCGTCAACCTCTCGCTTGGCGGTGAGCAGCATGCCTTTCTTGAGGTCGTGCTTGCCGCCAAAGTGCAGCCCTTCGTGGCACCACATGCAGAGCCGCAGGAGGTTCCTGCGGTCGTGGGAGCGACCGGCCCCCTGCTGCAAGTGGTGGATGTGCAGGGACTCTCGGCCCCAGCACACCGCACAGAAGCCGTACTCGGCGGCGAACGACGACAGTTCTTTGCGTCCATCACTCATCGCCCCTCTCCGCTGTCAAATCCACGATGTCCCACACGGCATGGGCAAAGTTCTCTGCGTCCTCCTCAGTGGCGAACGCGATGACGTACCGATGCGACTCCTCTTTCGTGTTCAAGTCCACGCTGTGCTCAAACTTCTCCTGACGACAAGCGGCCAGCCCGCCCAGTCTTTTGGCGGCATCCACCAACCCCTTGTTTTCTTTGAGAAGAACGCCCAACGCCTGCGCCATGAATCCAGCCATACCCATCACTCCTTTGGTGAAAAAGCGATCTGTGAAAGAAACCTGCTCACTGTTTGAAGGCTCGCTGCGGGTGGACGGCGACTAATCCCCAGCCCGAAGGCTAGGGTTAGCCGCCACCTGCCCACTGTCAGTTAGGACGTAGGGGTGTCCTCCTTGCCGCAGGGGCGGAGGCATGCGACCTGCTTATCGGACATCCTGCTGTCCGCGTGACTTGGCCCTGTCGCTTGCGGCTGGCCTACCCACTTTCGTCACGATCCCTTCTGGTCGTGGGTCATGCGTCTGCGTGCCAGAGGTTCTCCCAACCCACGCAGCCGTTCAGATTGTCGATGCGGCTCACCTCATGCGGGGGATGCTCCGGAGGACGCCCATGTCTGACCACTTGTCCGCAGCCCGCCAGGAGACCCACCGCCTGCCGTTTGTTTCCGACACGGGAACGCACATGACGACGTTCGTCCGCGTGTTGACAAGAACGAACGCATCGACGTGACGCGGGTCATACACATGCTGCTTGTCGCTCCCGCGTTGGATGCGAATCCGCGACCGGTTCGGGCCACGAGACGAGGACGCCTTGACCTGGATGCGCCAATACCGACGCACATCGAAGGCCAGCAGGTCGTAGCCGTCGTCCACGATGGGAACGGCAACGTGGAAGCCTGCCCGAAGCAGCCGCTCCACAGCCATTGCCACGCCGATTTCAGATATGAAACGCTCATCTGGTGATCCTTCACTCACGCGGCCTCCTACCGGGACGCAGGGCTCTCCTTGCGGCGGCTCAGTTCCCTCTGAACCGCAGACTTGAACGGCGTCTGCTTCTTCTGCGAGTCCAGCACCCACGAGAGGTAGCCCTCCGGGATGGAGTCGAGAGGCACGCCCTTGTACTTGCCGTACATCATTCGCCAGCCACGCTTCTTCTTGCCCTCCGGCTCGGAGAACAGGTCGCGGGTGGAATGGTCGAAGTTCACGCCGACGATGAGACGCTTCCGCTTCTCGATGATCTCCTGCGCTTGGGCCTCCAGTTCCGCAAGATCGACGGCATCGGCCTGCCGGATCGCCTCGACGGCACTGGTGCCCTCCATCGACAGCGATGCGGCCAGCCGCTCGCGGCGCTTCGTCTGCACCCGGCTCTTGGCATCCAGCACTTGCAGGGCGTTGAGCAGTTGGTGGCTCCGGCTGCTGTCCGTGATGTCGTAGATGTTGAAGTGCGGCTTCTCGCTGGCCGCAATCGCCGCCAGCCGCTCGTCTCGGCTCATCTCCGGATGGATGATGCCGGGCAGCGGGCGGGTTCCTCTCCCCAGACGTTGCTCGTAGCGGGAAAGCGAGCGCGTCGGCGCCGCCATATACACGTTGCGGAGGGCCGGAAAGTCCCACCCGTACCCTAAGATCCCGACGTTCACGATGATCTTGGTGTCGCCGGCCAGGAAGGCGTCCATGTTTGCCTTCCGCACCTCCGGGTTCTGGCGGCAGTGGACGAGACTGGCACGGGCGCCGTAGCGGGCGAACACCTCGCAGAACAGTTCCGCCTGCTTGCGGTTGCAGGCGTAGACAACGGACGGCTGGTTGCGGTAGGTCGAAAGCACGAGGCTCGTGACCTCTTGGGCGAAGTGTTCGGCAGTCAGGACGGCCGCCAGTTGCGACTTGTTCCAGCCGCCAGCCTCGTCGTCCACGAGCGTCAGGTCGAAGGACTTGGCCTCGCTGAGAAAGCACTGCGGGCCGACGAGGTAGCCGTCGTTGATGGCGTCCATCAGCGAATAGACAACCTGCGGGCGAGGCCAGTACCGCAGCGCCTTGCCCTTGCCCTTGTAGGGCGTGGCCGAGAAGCCGACGATGGTCGCCCCCCGCTGCTCAAACCACCGAAGCATCTCTTCCATGCGGGGCGTCATGCCGACGTGGCACTCGTCTACCAGCACCAGCGACACCCGCTCGTAGGCCGTCGCCTTGTACCGGCCGCTGGAGAGCAGGCTGTCACGCGACCCGACGATCACTCGCCGGCGAAGCCCCTCGATGCTTTCCGCGAAGTTCCCGCCCTGCTCGATGTCGCATCGCTCGTCCAGCCGCAGTTCCAAACGGTCGCGGCCCTGACGCATGAGGTCGATGAGCGGCACCATCAGCAGCGGGTAGCGGGCGATGCGGCACAGTTCCGCGATCACCTCCGTCTTTCCGGAGCCGACCGGCTGGCACACGACGATCCGCTTCTGCCCGCTCTTGGCGGCACGGCACACGGCGGCAACGGCAGACCGCTGGTAGTCACGAAGCAGCGTGGACATCCTTGCCCTCCTTCTTCTTGGACTTCTTGGTGGCCCGCTTGGCCCGCTTCTTCTTGGCCTTCCCAGCCGTATCGCCAGCAGGGGGTGCCCGCCGGCTGCTGCACACGGTGGCAGCACACTCCGGCTGCGGGGCGGCAGGGGCCGGGAACATCTGCGAGAGCCGGGCGTCTACCCGCTGGGCCAGTTCGATCTCCACCAGCAACGCCGGCAGGATGACCTTGCAAAACGACACCGCCGTCTCGTGGGCCAGCGTTCCCGCCTGAGCGTGCGCCGAAACGCCCTGAGCCAGCGTGATGTAGCGTTGAATGTCTTGAGTCATGGTTTGAAGTGCCGGATGAGAGGACGGCATCCGGCGTGCCGCTGAGGAGGTGGCCCTGCCCTGCCAGTTCCGATCAAGAAGCCGCCACCGGCTCCCGCTGTTCCTTCTTGGCCGCCGGCTTGGCGAACTTCGCCACGCAGTCAGCGGCCACCAGACGCACACGCTCCGCCGCAGCGGCCGACAACTGCCCGCCCTCGACGCCACGCTCGACGCGGCCGAGAACGCCCTGCACACCCACCTCGTCCTTCGCGGCCCGAATGTTGGCGATCAGCGCCTTCTCGATCTTGGGCTCGTCGGTGATGGCGGCTGCGACCGCAACCCGCTGGGCCGTCTCGCCGTCGTCCTCGTCCTCCGCCGCACAGCCGACGATGGCCGCGAGTTCCACACGCTTGAGGTACGTCGCCGTCGCCGCCAGTTGTTGCGGCTGGAGCGAGGACTTGATGGGCAGGAACGAACGGATGAACTGACCGGACGAGTGCCCCAGCGTCGTGACGAGCATGACGTGCTGCTCGTCGTACGGCACGAAACACTGAATCACGTCGAGGCCGTTGTCGGCAAGCGGCTTGCGGATCGTGTCCAGCACGGTCGCCAAGTCGGCGTATTTGCCGAAGTGGCTCTTGCTGGTGCGAGGTGCGTTCTTCATCGCACCCAGCGCCTTGCTCTTGGCCTCAAACAGTTTGTCGAGATGCCCACTGCTGGCGGGCCATTCTGCGATTACCGAAGTCATTTCAGATTCTCCCCAGAACATGAGCCGGAAATTGGAGTTCAACGACCTCGCCGTGCGTTTCCGGCAACCACCAGTCGAGGTCTTCACGAAGACGGAGTTCAGCCAGGGCGGCATCCATGAGCCGCCGGCCTTCTGCGACCACAGCCGCAGGCAGAGTCACGACCTGACAGTCGTGCGGAAGAGAGGTGGAGATGACGATGAAGCGGAGCGGCTGCGGCTCCAGCCCCATCGCCTCCATCCCGCACCGATACCACGCATCTTGGAGGTGGTAGCGGAACGACATCACCGACTTCCAGAAGTCCGCGAGGATGTCTGCCTCGCGGGTGGTCTTGAGGTCGATGGCGATGCCGTCGCTGGTCATGGCATCGAAGCGGCACTTGAGCCGATGGCCGTCCGCCGACTCCCAGTACACGCTCAACTCATGCTCCACGACTGTGGACAGGAGTTCAGCGGCAGCGGGGTTGCTTTTGATCGCCCCAACCTCCGCGATGATCTGGGCCCGCTCCTTCGGAGACACGACGAGAGCACCCGCCGGAGCCTCGTTTTTGGCCCACTTTTCCGCTTCTTTGCCTACGAGCCCGGTGGCGGTTAGGGTGGAAGGCGGAGGAACGACCAGCGACTCAAGGAAGTCGTCTCCCAGTTCCAGCCACGAGTGCAGCAGCGTGCCGTGATCGGTGGCGCTGCTGGAGAACGGTGGCAGGGTCTTGGCGATGTACCGCTGGTCGTACAGGACAGGTGAGTCAAGGAGCGTTTTGACTCGGCTGCACGACCTGTGCGTTTCGTTGGCGTGATAGTCTGCGTTCGCTTCTCCACGCAGAATCACGGCCCCTACATGGTTCGTGGACAGCCCGGAATCACGGGCCGTACATGCTGCTTGTAGGGGCTCCGTTTGAGGGATTCCGGATTTGCCGGATGCACCACCGTCACCAACGGTGCCGCGATCCGCCAAAGCATCCCGCGAATCAAGCGAGGCAACCATGTCCAAGAACCTCCCTGTTTTGGTGGAACGCTACCTGCGGTCCCGATGCGTCAGTCCCGACTATGCCAAAAACGTCCGTGCTGTCTGCTCCGCCTGCCGCACGCTGTCCGTCGAGGCCATCAACCTGTACCTGCAAAAGCGACTGGCCGAAGTGGCTTCGATTACCGCAGCGACCGAGCGAGCGATTCTCGTGGGCATTTGGAAGTGGGCCTACGAAACCGAAGTAGTTGATCGTCCGCCGCGAGGAATCGTCAAGATCAAAATCGCCCGGCGTCCGACTAGGGCGTGGACTATAGAACAGTGCTGTACGGCCGTCAAGGGGACGTTCGCCCTCGCCGAAGAGGTGCGGCGAAAGCGGGTGACAGTCGGGCTTTTCCTCCGGTGCTGGATGCTGCTGGGGTACGAAACTGGTGCGAGGCAGGGCGATCTGTGGGAGATGCGGCAAGATGACTTCGACTTTGAGGCCGGAGCCGTCCGCTGGTCGCAGCACAAGACCGGCGAGCCGCACGTCAAGACCATGAGCCAGCCCTGCCTGCTGGCCGTCCAGGAGATGCTGGAGCGATCTCCGGACGGGCGGGTGCTGGGGTGGGTGATGTCGAAGAACTCGGGTCGTCGGCGGATGCGGAAGTACCTGCGCTCCATCAAGTTCTCGGGCTCATCGAAGTGGCTGCGGCGGAGCGGTGCCACCCACATCGAGATGGAGAATCCCGGCAAGGGTCGGCTGCATCTCGGCCACAAGACGCCGGGACTGGCGGAGCGGTGCTACATCGACTGGTCGCAGGTACGGCGGGACATTCCGTCCGTGCCTGCCCTACTCAAATAGCGAGATGGCGGTGGTGTCGGACTTCCGCTTCTTGGACTTCTTCGCCTTCTCGCCGGTCTTCTTCCGTGCTTCGCGACGTTCGCGTCCGAGCGCTCGGGAGACGGCCATCCGCTGCAACGCCCACTGCGGCACTCCAGGCTGGAGGTGCTCGGGGATGTAGGTCTGCTGGAACTCGCGGGTGTACGGGTCGATGGACTCCTCGATCTGCCGAATGGCGTCAGCCAGCACGTCCTGCTGGGCCACGTCCCGGACCTTGACTCCGGACAGGGCGTTCAGTGCCGTCTTGCCGACGCGATGCTGAAGCGACTGCCCGCCCCGATCATCGAGCAGCGAGCGTGCGACGTAGAGCGGACGGCCCACGAACGGCAGCGCCTCGACGGGCTTGTCGATGATCGCGGGGACATCGGCGTACGGATTGCCGCTCACAGCACGGGCGATGGCATCCAGGCTGGAGGTGGCTTCAGCAACGGGTCGGTTCGTGAACAGGTCTTTGCCGAACGCAAACTCCGCCCCCATCCGAGCGAGCGGATGCAACTGCATGGCGATCTGCCGGGCCGTCCCGGAGGCAGCACCGCCGAGCGTGGCAGGAGTCTCTACCATGTTGATCTGGTCGAAGCCCGGTGCGTCGATGTCGGTGAGGTAGGTCTGCGTGCCGGGCGCTGGCACGCCGCCGAACATCTCGGGGATCGGGAAAGCAAACTGCGACCGCAGGCCAGACGGGATGTAGGTGTCGTCGCCCTCGTCCTGCAACGCTTCGGTGGCGTGGATGAGTTGCCCGTACCGTCCACCCGGCCGCTCTGCGAGTTGTCGCAGCACTTCGCGGAAAATCCTGCTCTGGTACGAGTACCAAGGAAAAACCGCCTTCAGCAGATTTTTCTCCATCCCGGAAAGTGATGCGTAATCGACGTGGGCGCGCTTCATCGCCGCCGCCGCAGCCATCGGATCGTATCCCTGCTTGAGCAGCGACAGGTATCCGGTGAGGCGGTTGACGCCATCGGTCAGCGAGTTCATCCGCTCGCCGGCACGGAGCAGCGGATTGGTCTGCTCGGCCATCGGCTTGAGTTTGGATCGCCAGTTGAGGAAGTCCTGCGGGTTCCAGCCCTTGCCCAGTTCACGGCCGATGGACGCCATGCTGATCGGGTCGGCTCCAACGATGTTGTCCAGTGCCCGCTGGCCCGTGACGCTGGCGCTCAAGTCGCTGACTGATCCGCCGCTGACGAGGCCGGTGCTGGACAGGTCGGCGTAGAACTGGGCCAGCCCGTCGTCGTTGGCGTAGCGGGGAATGGACGCCAGCGTGCTGCGGAACTTCTCGCTGTCTGGCCCCTCCATGACCAGTGCCTTTGCGGCCCGGACGGAATCCCAGTCCAGGGCTCCCTCCAGCCAATTACTGATCGCCCCAGAATACAGGTCACGCACTGCCCGCGAGGGCCATGCCAAGATCGAGCCACGCCACGCCTGCGTGTAGTGGTCGAGGTACTTCATCAGCGCGCCAGACGCTTCGCCCGTGCTGTACAGGTCTTTGGCACGAGTCAGCCGGGTGATGTGTTCTTCCGGGATGGAGAACTGATTGAGGTTGATCTCGTCCGGGTCTTTGCCGAGCAACTTGGCGAGCCGCTCTCGCATCTGCTGTGCGGCTCCAACCTGCGGCGTGATGTCGGACAGTTTGCCGCCCGCCGACAGGTCGAACACCTGATCGGTTGCGTCGTCGTACGTCTTGAGCCCGAGACGCTTGAGCGCTGTTGGCAGCGCGACGTGCCTGCCGCGACCTGCGGTGTCTACCAAGTTGTAGGGCCGATCTACAGCAAACGTCGCTAGTGAGTCGAGGAGCGTTGTGCCGGTGCCCAATGCCTCGCCCGTGTTGCGGACGTACGACCCAATCATTTCCGTTGGGTGCTGCCCGAACAGCGGCATCTTCTGCACCACTTCGTCTGGCAGTGCGTTGAGGACGCGGGCGATCCTGCGAGCCTTCTGCATCGTGACGGTTGGCTGGCCGGAAGCCACGAGTGCATTGAGTTTGTTGCGAATGTAGTCGGCCGCTGCCTCGTCGATCTTCAGTGTCCGCTTCGGCCCTGAGACATTGGTGTCTTTCGACAAGTCAATGATGGTCTGCCGGCCACCAGGAACGGACATGGCGTCTGTGCGGCGCAGGGCGTCGCTCGTCATGAACGACAACTCGCTGCCTAGTTTGCGATTGGCACGAGCCTCCATCTCCAGGGCGGGGTCGGCCCGTCGCGGAAGGTAGTCGATGCCGTACTTGTCCCGGAGCGGCTCGCCATTGAGCCCAAGTTCTCGCCGCTCGCCCAGCGACGTGTCGCGCTTGGTGGCCCACCAGTCGGCGTACTCCTTCAAGGCCGGGCGGCTGGTGACGTACTGCACGTCTTCCGGAGTGCGAACAGCGGCGCCCTCAAGGTAGCGACCGAGCCGCTCGTTGCCCTCCGGAGAGAACGCATCCGGGTGGGCTGCTCGGAGGCGAGCCAGTTGCAGGGTGTGTTCGGCCGTTGCCGCCCCACCGCCTACCTTCCTGGCCTGCCAGTCAGCGATGTTGGTGATCTGTTGCTCGGCGTCGAGCGCTCCGCCGACGCGGCCGTCGAAGCCTGCCGCCAGCCCTCGACCCAATGGGCTCCAGCGGTACGCTTGGCCGATGCTGTCCAGCACGTCGGCGTACTGGTCGCCAAACCCCTTCCCCAGCCAGTCACCCACGACCAACGGGTCGCCCAGCGGCAGGCCCAGCCCGAAGGACTTGGCAAGCGGCTGGTTGCGAATCTGGGCAAGTTGAGCATCCCCGAGCAACTGGCGGGCAGACTCCTCCGCCGCATCCGGGTTGTCGGCGTACTTGATGAGGTCGTCCAGCGTCCCTGCCCTGCGGGCCGTCCGTCCACCGTACAGCGGCCGACCGACGGTGGCTGGGTCGAATGTGCTGATCGTCCGTCCAGTGGCCTCCAGAGCCTTCTTGGTGCGTCTGGCGACGGACGGCAGGAGGTCGTCGGACATCCCGGTCGAGATCGCCTTCCGGGTGAGGGCTGTGGGGGCCGTGTCCAGCAGGCTCCCGGTCGGCCCCGCCAACTTGGCCGCCGCCTTCCCGGCAGGCGTGAGAGCCTTCATCGGCCCGCTGAGCATGGACAACGGATCGGTGACGAGTTCGGTCGCGAGCCCGCCCGCGAAGTTCAGCCAGTTGTCCTCCGGCCCGGCCAGCCCGGCCATCCGGTTCAGTTCACGGCCCGTGACCCGCTCGCCAGTCTTGCCAGCGATGGCGCCTCGCAGGTAGTCGCCGGGAGCCGCAAGGGCGTCACCGACGCGGGACAGTGTGCCGCCAGTTACGGCACCAATCTCGGCCAAAACCGAGTTCCGCTCCTGCGGCGTGACGACATCCTCCTCGACCGGCTCGTCGGCCAGCAAGGCGTCATCGAACAGCGGGATGTAGCCTGCGGGCCGCTTGCGTTTCCGCTCGTCCTCAAACAGCCCGCCTTCAAAGAGGTTCATTTTCCTGGTGCCGGAGCGCCGACCATGCCACGAAAGAAGTTCGCCACGCCGCCCCAGGCGTAGCCCGGCACGCCGCCGACCGCCTGCCCGGCCGCGTGGGCGCTCCAGCCCGGCGCGGCGGTGCTATACATCTGCTCGGCCTGCTCCGGCGACAGCAACAACTGTTCGCGGACAAACTGAATGAACGCCGGCTTGTTGCCACGCAGCGATTGCAGGTGCGACTGGACGGCAGGGTCTTGCGGATTCGCACGCGCCAGGTGGGACGCGATGATGCCTCTGGCGCGGGCGGCTACCTGATCGGGCGTGAGGCTCTGGTTGGCGGGATTGCGGGCGATGATCGTCCGCACTGCCTCCTCCCGCTGAGCCTTATCGCTGATGGCGAGGGCCGCCGAGAACTCGTCACCCAACTGCTGGCCCAACGACTTCGGGCCGTTGCCGCTCGCCGCCTGCGCAGCCATCTCGGCCTGTGCCAACGCAGCCGCACCGGCACGCTCGCTCATCGCCAAGTCCATCGCACGCTGGGCACCACGCGGGTTCCCGGCGATGTCATTGACGGTGGCAAGCATGACGGGATCGCCCGACCGCACAGCGTCGATCAACGTCCGGACGGCCAAGCCTGGAGCGAGGTTCGGGTTCCGCATGTCAGTCGTCATGCGGAAGTTGGCCTGACGGTCCTGCCATGCCTGCGCCCCCTTGTCCGCCAACTCCATCCGCTTCATCTGGTTCAGTTCCCGGAGGCGGGTGAAGCCATCCGGAGTCTGGACGTAGGTGGAGATGTTGGCACGGTCCTGGTCGGACAGCATGCGGCCGTACCGCTGCAAGATCGTGCGGGCGAACTCCATCTTCCGCTCGGGGCTCATCTTCGCCTCATTGTCGAGGCGGGCCTGTGCCATCTTCTCGGGGTTGGCGGCATAGCGAGTGCCGCCCATCGGCGTGGTCGCCACGTCATACTTGGATGCCAGTGCGTCGTGGCGGGCCTTCTCCCGCATCACGTCGGCTCGCAGGAGGTCGAGGTCGTTCCCGTACTGCTTGGCGTCGATGCCATACGCCTGCGCCAGCGCAACCACATGACTCGGGGAACCGTCGCCTTGCTCCTTCGCGATGGCTTCCGCTTGGGCCGTCGCGGCCGTCGTGGGAGCACGCGACGACATGGAGCCATCGGCGTCGAGCGTGAACGTGCCGCCGAACTGCGTCATCGGCACTTCGGGGTTGTGGACGTTGCGGGCCATCGTGCGCCGCTGGCCGGGCGAGTATTGTCCCGGCTCGCGGCCTTCCGGAAGCGGCTTACCTGCGGCGAGGCGGGCCTCTGCCAGCGGGCTGTTGGTGCCCGGCGGCAGGGACGTATCGCGGCCAATCGACATGCGTGGCGTGCCAGCAGCAGAGGACCGCATCTCGGCGGCACGATCCTGCGGCGGGAGGTCTCCGAAATTGGAAGACAGCCATTCGTCAAAATCCATGGCATCGGCGTGCCCGCCCGTCTCAAACTTCTGACGCAGGGAAGTCTGATCGGCGGGGCTGAGTTGCTGCCAGGTGTCTCGGCTGGTGACCTGTTCTTCGCCAGGGAGGATGCCAGACGGATTGGCCGGCCAGACCGGCGCCCAACTATCCACCTTCCGCCTGCGCTCCGCAAACGACTGGGCGTTCTGCTGTGCCGCCCTCCGGCCTGCGGGGCCAGCCTGAGCGTCACGCTGACGGCGCAGTGCGTCACGGGCGTTCTCTACCATGCCGGGAGTCACCACTCGCGGCTCCGGATCGCCAATCCGCATCACGGGAGGGCGAGTGCCGAGCGAGTGCAGTTCCGGAGATGGAGGAATCGCGCTCGTGCCACCGACGTACGCCACGCTTGGGGCCGGCATGCGAGCCTCAAGTTCCCGGCGTTCGGCCTGCGCCGCATCGTACTGTTGATCGAGTGACGACGGGCCGCCATCGCCCTCCGGCATCGCCATGGCGGCAGGACGCTCGCCACGCACCCGTGCCAGCAGTCGCGCCACGTCATCCGCACTGGTCGCCATCACTCACCTTCCAATCGTGTAGTTCTGCAAGGTCTGGTAGGACTGCGGCCCGCCAGCACGAGCGCCGCGAATCCTGTCGAGCGCCCGCTGGATGGCCGCCTCTTGGGCAAGGGTGTCGCCCATCAACGCAGCACCGTCCGTGTTCACCGGAATGGGGTAGAAGTCTCCACCGCCCGGCCCACCACGTCCGCCGCCGCCCGGTGGGATCGGGATGTCGATGCTGCCGCCGCCTCCGCTGTTGATCCGGGCCAGAGTCCCCAGACCACCAACAGCGGCAGCCGTGCCAGCGATCCATGGCAACCGACCCCACCCCTTCTTCTTGTCCGCAGCAGGCGGCTGCTGAGGCTTCTCGTCGCTGGACGGCGTGGCCTTCGGCTTGTCTTCGGCAGCGGCCGGGAGGTCGATCTGGTCCTCTTCGGCAAGCCGCACGGGCCGGGAGGCGTCACCATCCACGCTCTCGATGGGATCACTGGGGGGCGTAGCCCCTTGCGGCGGCGTGCTGCTGTCGGCAGCGGCCTCCTGCGGGGGTTGCTTCTTGCGACCGCCGCCCCGCCGACGACCGGTCGGCTTGGCTTCCTCTGCGCCTGACGGTGGGGCGGCAGGGGTAGGATCGCCGGTCACGGGCTTGATGCGAATGGCGGTCTGGTCGGCAACGTGCTTGTTGCGTGCAGCACGAGCCTCCGACGCTGCCTCATTGGCATCCATTCCGCTGTCGATGTTGTTGCGGTACTCCTCGTCGTAAATCTGCTGGCCTTCCTGCTCGATCTCGGCCAGGATTTCGTCGCGGTTGCCGGGCGTGGCGGGTGCGGAATCGCCCTGCACATCGGAGATGTCGGTGTCGGATGCGTCCAGTTTGGCGTCTTCGGCGGTGGCGGCCTTTTTGCGACTGCGGCGGGACGGCTTCTCGGGAGCAACAGCAGGCAGGTCTTGCGACGTGCCGTCCTGGATTTCGCCAGCCTTCGTGCTGGTCTGCGTGGGGGCAGACGCCATTTCTTCCGCCAGCAGTTGCCTGCCGGTGTCGGAGCGGGCGGAGGTGTTCAGACTGTTGGGGCCGTAGGAGTCGTTGATGGCGTTGGCGAGTTTCTCGCGGGCATAGTCCCACGACGCCGTGCCGGGCTTGAAGATGGTCTGCCTGGAGAGCAGGTCGTCGGCTGCCTCTTCCGCCGTGCGGAACACGGGGAACGGCCCCAACTCCGGACCTTCGCCCGGCGTGGCAAGGCCCAGCGGATTGCTGTCGCCGTACAGGCTACGGATGGCGCCCTGCACGCGGCTCTGCTGCTGCGTGCTGCCCATGCGGCCAGGCTTGCCTCGCTTCCCAAGCCCGACCACCTCGTCCTCCGGCGACTCCGGCAGCAAGTCAATCACGTCCTGCTCACCCAGTCGGTCAGCAGCGTCCGCATTGAGGACGGCCCGCTCTCGCGGTGACAGGTCAGGGCTGGATCGGTCGAGGCGTGGCTGTGCCTTCGGGCGACCGCCAACCACGCTGACGATGAGGTTGTCGAGAGTCTCCTGCTGACCAGCCGCATTGAGCCTGCCATCGGCCCGAGCCGCACGACCGCCAGGGAACGCACGGGCAAGTTCAGCATCGGCCGCATCGAGCCGCTGCCGGGCACGAGCCATCTCGCCGGCGTTGGAGGCCGCGTTGAAGTCGTCCAACGCCTCCTGCCTCGCCTGCTCCAGCAGTCGCACCTTTTCAATCGCCGCCTCGTCCGACGTATCGGATAACCGCGATCCGGCGGAGCGAGACTCTAGCGGATTGGCCGTATCGTCTCCCTTGAAGGCCAACGGCAGGTCTTCCAGCGTGTTGGTCTTCGTGTCATCGACAGCCCGGCCAGTACGCTGGAAGATGTTGAGCCGCTGCTGTGATGTCAGCCCGCCGCCAGGGACTCGCTTTTCCAGCATCTCCTGCCGCTCGCGTTCCATGGCCCGTGCAACATCGTAGGCAGACGGCAGTTGGGCGCGGTCGAGGTCTTCGGCCGCCACGATGGGCGTGCGGGCTCCAGGAGCGATACCCGGTCGCGGTGCAGGAAGCACGGCAGCGCCAAGCATCCGCTCTTGTTCAGCAACGTACATCGGGTCAGTTCCGATGATGGCATTGCGAAGTTCAGAGGCGGCCTGCTGTCGCTGCAAGAATGACTGCTTGGCGGCATCCAGCAGCGCCGCCCGCTCGTCTTCCGGCATGGGCCGCGTCTGAATGTCCATCACGGTGTCACGAGCCGCCTCAATCGCAGCCTCGTCGCCGGAGCGCATGGCGGCATCCAAGCGAATCAGTGCGTCCTCGACCTCGTTGACGCCCCGCGTCAACTGCGCCTGAGCGTTGGGCGTGAACGTCGGGTCGCCAGTGCTGTTGTCCAGCATGCCTGCCAGCGAGCGTGACGAGGGCATGCGTGCCAGAACAGCGGCCTTGCGTTCGGCCGGGAGGGCGTTGAAAGCCGCCGTCAGCGAACCCCAGTCGCCTTCCGGGAGCGACTCATCAAGCCGTTGTCGAGCCGCAGCCACGTCAGCCGCAGCCGCTTGGCCGCCCGCCGCCGGCTGTCGCGGGGCCGCCGCAGTGTCGCGGGCACTGGCAGCGGCACGCACCTGTCCAGCAGCCCGGTCGGAGGCACGCACTTCAGCCATCTGAGCAAGGGCGGCAAGCCGGGCCTCTGCGTTGGCAATCGCCGCCTGACGGGCCTCCGGGTTGCGCTTGGCAGCGACAGACTCGATGCCCTCTGCCAGCATGGGGTGCGAGCGCAGTGCTTCCAACTCCGCCGGGCTGAGAGAGGTCACTTCCCGCTGGAGTCGTGCAAGGCCCGCAATCGGTTCGTCGTTCGCCTGAGCAGTCGCCTGCCGGATTCGCTCGGCAAGGCTGTCCACCTTGTCCTGACGAACGACGTTGGGCGTGAGGTTGTTGGACGGGTCGGTGGCGTCGGTGTCGATGGGCGTAGCGGAGTTCTCCAGGTCGTCCGCAACAGCCGACACGTCCGTCAGGTCGCCGGGCGCAGACCCAATGACGTTGCCTTCCACGTCCACGACGGTGCCGTCCGGGTACTGAAACCGCTCGTCGTCAAGCCGCACGACCGGGCTTCCGTCGTCGCCAACTAGAGCCTTGCCCTGCTGCGAGAACGGCCTTGCGGGGGCGTCTTGCGGCACGCTCACAGCCGGAGGTGCGGCAGCAGGTGCAGTGACCTCCGGAGTGCCGATAGTCCGACGCAGGCCCGCGATCTCCTGCGGGGTGAGCGATTCGATGCCTTGATTGGCGACCTTGCGGAGAATCGCCTGCACCTGCGACTGCGGGACAGGCCCGGCCATTGCGAGGTCGAGGTCGGCACCGGCACGCACCAGGGCCAGCACTTCCTCCGGCAGCATGGCGTTCGGGCCTTCGTTGCCCAACTTTTGCAGCAGCCGGTACATATCCGGCACGTCTTCGGGGGCGATCTCGCTGAACCGTGCCACGTCGTCGGCGGGCATCGGCGGGGCGTCACTCATCCCCACGCCAGCCGGGCCACGCGGCCCCTCGCCAGCAGACGGGTCCATGTGCAGCGGAGCGCCTTCCACCGGGACAGCACGGGGCTTCGGGAGACTCCGCTGCCGGCCGGCTACGAGCGCAGCCTCCTGCATGGCGGCACGGACAGCGGCTTCCTTCGCCGCCGCAGCCTGCTGAAGTTGACGCAGCCGAAGTGCGGATGGAGTCGCCATTACTTGCCCTTCTTCTTGGCGGGCTTCTCGTCGTCCGCGTCTTCGTCGTCAGACTCTTCGTCCTCGTCGTCCTGCGAGAGTTCCGGAGGCAGGTCTTCCTCCGTCACGGGGATAGGCGTGGGCTTGCCCTTCTGCTCCTCGTGGAGATCGGTGAGCGCTTCACGCTCCTCGTCCGCCTTCTCGGCGTCCTTGCCCTCCGGCTTCTTGCCAGCCTTCGCCAGCATGCCCTTGATGAGTTTGCGAAGCGCCTTCGGCGGAAGGTCTTCCAGGTCGAGTTCAGCGGCGTCCATGCCTTGCTCCTTCATTCAAAAAGACCATTCAGTAGCGGCGTGTAGTCGAGTTGCTGCTGGTCTAAACCGAACCGCCCCCTGCGGATAGCCTCATACAAGTCCTGCTGCCAGCCGCGCCGTTGCAGTCGCTCCATCGCCTGCGTGTTGCGAAGACCCTCCAGCAAGCCCGCATTGGCGAGCCGCTCGTTCGCCTGCATGCTTTCCGCAGCCTGCCTCGCTCGCGCGTTGGTGTCGGCGGCGGCCATCTCCGTCTGCACGGCACCGGCACTGGCTTTGGCGTCTGCGGCTTCCTGAGCCATCTGGGCGGCGTACTGCTGGCCCTTGCCGCGAGAAATGCCGCCCCTGTCGCCGGCCGACAGGGCAGACTCACGAGCGCCGTAGCCCGCCGCCCTCTGGTTGTTGACCGCTGCCTGCACGGCCGAGTCGGCAATCGCAGGCGGTCGCATCGCGTACTGCGGCGTAGCGGCCTGCATGGGAGCCTGCGGCTTCGCCCGCAACACAGGGGCGGAGGTCTTGGGCAGCGCCGAATCAAAGCCGACGGCCATCAGAAGTCCCTCGCCATGCCGTTGAGGAGCGCCTGCTGGAGATTGAGACTCCGCCGCTTTTGCAACGCCGCGTAGTCAAAGCCCATCCCCACGTCGAATACGCTTGCCCGACTCTGGGCGGCCCCTGCGCCGAGCCGCTCCTGCGAGGCGTTGGACGCCTGCTGGGCGGAATTGCGGGATGCGGCGAGACGCTGCTGGCTCTCGTCCTGCATCTGCTTGAGGGACAAGTCCTGGTTCTTCTGCTCGCGATCCATGTTGAGCGCAGACGCATCCTGCATGGCAAGCCCCTTCGCCATCGGGCTGGCCTTGCTGGACAGACCAGACAGGAGCCTGGAGCCGGGATTGAATCCGATGGCGTTCACGTTCAACTCCTCGTGAACTGGCCGGTCTTTCCGACGCTAATCCCAAACGGCTGCATGCCGCCGCCAAAGCCGCCGCCCATTCCGCTGACGAGGCCGGAGAGGACGCCGTACTTGCGCTCCTGCGACTGACGGGCAGTCTGCGAGTCGTACATGCGGCGCTGCTGCTCCTGTTGCTGGAGGCTGCGCTCGTACATCTCCCGTTGGCCTTCGGGCGACTCGTAGTAATCGCTGCGTGCGCGGATGTTGGCCCAATGATCCTCGTACGGTTGGCGGGTGCGCGTTTCGCCAGGAGGCGACACGCCCGCATTTCCCCCATACACCAGTCCGGTATACGCCATCGGTAGACTCCTTACGCCATTGGGAAACGAAGACGGCGCTCGATGCCGTCAGGCACGGTCGGGGCGTCACTGACATCAACGTCAATGTCAACCTCGTTGGCGATTTCACGCAGGCGGTTTTCGACAGCCGTCTGCGGGTAAAGACCGACGTCCGTCAGCGGGGGCGGCTTCGGCCCGGCTGGGCGGCGAGCAGCCGGAGGTCTATTGGCAGGTGGCCGCCGACCCGGCGGCGGAGCCATTGGCGGGATGGCGACATTGCCACCCATCCGCTGCTCACCGCCGCCATGCTCTTCCGCGATCCCACCGCCGCCGGTGTCGGTGCTGTTGGAGGTGCTCCTGGACGCCACTCGCACGAGCGGCGACAGCGACGGGCCAGGATCACGCTCCGTCGCCCCTGGCAAGTGTTCCCGGACAGACTGGAGGAGATCGCGAATCTTGTTGCCGGCCGTGACGGCGCTGGGGTCGCCCTTGAAATTGGCCTCAAACTTGGCGTCCCGCAGCGACCGGAGGGCGCCCTGCTTCTGGGTGAGGTCGTCCAGCCCGCTGTAGTCGTAGGTCTCACTCAGGCTGGAACTGGCATCCGCACGCGGCGCCGTGTATTGCCTGGAAAAGTGAGGGAACCGTAAGTCCGCCATGCGTAGCCTCTCTACGGATTTATGTCCGCAGATTGGCTACTGAGCGGCGGCCTTTCTGGCCCGGCGGATTGCCAGCCGCACCACCTGCCGGGCTACGGTTGCCGAGAACAGCAGGTGGCGGTCCCTGGCCTCCCCCTCCAGCCAGCCCACGATCTCGTCCAGCCGCCGCTCGCACTCGTCCGCACCCCAAGCATCCATCTGAACGGCATGGGCGTTGCAGGAGCAGGTGGACGTGGCGGTGATGCCGATCATCCCCAAGAGTTTCTTGAGTTCGGTTCCCGGCCCGGCCCCAGACGCCTTCGGCCGAGACGGGAACGCAGGGTGCGTCTCGTCCACGACGATCCTGTCGCCGTTCTGCGACACGACGCACGCCAGCACCTCGTCAAGCGTGTAGCCACGCTCTCGGCAGCGGGCCTCCAGATGGTGCAGGTGGCACTCAATCATGGCAGTGGGTTTCCGGTGCTGAAGCAAATGGCTAGGGTGCCGTGCGCGCAAGACCCGAAACTGTCTACGGCACCAAGGCGAAACCCTGCTTCTTCCGCCGCAAGCGTAAACGTCATGTTTACGTCGCCGCCCGGGCGGCAGTTTCCAAGCACGTTGCCGTTCACGGCGATGCTGTCGTCAAACAATCCGGTTATCGTGACGGTCGTTCGTTTCCCGGAAAATGCGTCCGGCTTGGATATCACTTGCTCACTCAACACCACGTCGCATCCCAAGAACGGCACGTAGGGTGGAAAGCACTCAGTGGGAGGAAACGGAGTAGCGCCCACATCCCAGACGGGATACTGGTATCGCACATACACGCACTGCTCGGGTATGTCGCAGCAGCAGGACGTTGCCAGTGTGCCGTCTACCCTAAGCAACTCCCCTCCCAGACGGGCCAGTGGCATAGCAGCGCCTAGCAGGTGGTGGTGGCAATGGTGTCAGACCCCACTGACTTGTCCTGGAACACAAGCACCTCTTGCTTGTCGATCACGATATCACCGGCATCCCGCACGGCCTTCACGACCGTCACGGGGGTGGCCGGAATGATGAAGGTGGCGGATTCATTTTCGGCCCGCAGGACAGTGATCTGCCGAGTGGTGACCTCCAGACCTTTGTCCTGCACCCACTTAAGGCCAGTCACGACCGTGATCGCGGCGTCGTTGTTGCCGCCACGCGGCGCAGCCTGGGCAACCTGCGCCCTCCATACAACTTCCTGGCCGTTCTCAACGATGTCCAACCGCAGTGTGTCCGAGTTGCTCTCGGCCCGAAACGTCTTGCCGACCAGCGAGTTCGACGGTGGATCAAAGACCGGCATCCGGCCCGGACCGCTGGTGCGGAGATTGACCTGCACGGAATCGCCCAAGCCTCTGGCTTCCGTGTAGGCACCGCCCTCAACGCGAAACGTCGCGAGCGTCTCGGCTGGAGATTGCTCTGTCTGGACGGCGGGCTCGGGCGCCGGCCGCCGCCTCTCCTCGCTGGACGGCACACGGCGTTCGCGATGATCCGGGTCGGCGGGCAGAAAGTCCAGGTTCTTGAACTGGTGGGTCCGAGCGCCCGGCGTAATCATCCGCATGCCGGGTCGCGTGGTGTCGATAATGCGCTCTCCAGAGAGCCGCATCTGCTGGGCGCCGTTGGCAAGAATGTTGGCCAACTGCGTGGCGAGGTCCGCCGGAAACCCCTGCGCCACCAGCACGCCGCGAATCTGGCCGTTTTGCAGGGCGTAACTCATTGCGGTCCGCCTCGCTGATCCAACTGATAGAAGACGACGGGCGAGCCTGTCTTGCGGGCACCGGCCAGTTCGACAGCGACATGCCTGTCAGTCGAAGACAGGTCATCGGCAGACCTGCCAGACAGCATGGCGGACGAGACGCCAGACTCCGCCACCGCCCCGCCCATGTCGAGCCGAAACCCGCTGTCCACCGTGTCGGCCGTAAACCCCACCCCTCTGTTGCGAGCGGCGATGTTGCGGCGGGGGTGCGTGGCGTTGTTGTAGTACAGCCGCATCGCTACCTCGCACGACCCTGGTTGCGGGGCGTACAGCAGCGAGATGTCCCTGGTGGTCGGCAGGTTGCGAGGTGCCGTCGCGTCGGTGGCGTACTCCATGCAGCCACTCTTGAATCGGTACACGGGGTAGAGCGGCGTGTCGGCGGACAGGGGGCACGCCACGAACGACGCCGTTGCTTGCACGCCGGCAACCGATGGATCGTTCGGTGGGCCGATGAACAGCGATCCGCTGGTGTATCCGTAGCCGGGATTCACGATCCAGATGCCTGTCAGCGCCCCCTCGCCGTTGACGGTCGCCCGCAGTACGGCGCCCACACCGCCAGTCGCCGTGACCTGCGGCGGAGTCGTGTAGCCGCGACCGCCGGCGGTAAGCGTGACGTGCGTGATGGCGCCCCGACCAAGATCGGCAGGCCCGTCTCCCAGCAGGTAATGCCCGCCCGCAGCGCCGTACAAGCACCGCGTGTCTCCATTGCTGAGGCGAGCCGTAGTCGCACTGTGGATACGCTGCGGATAGGTTTCCATCCACCATGTCTTGCTCGGGATGTGGCAGCACATGGCGCGGGTGGGGAACCCATCCGAGCCGTCGTCCCGGAACGCCACGAACGCCCGCAGCACTTGCGTCATCGCGTCCACGACTAGGAACGCCCATGTGTTCTTGCCGAAGTCGATGCGATCCCGAAACAGGTCTCCGATTGCGTCCGACAGGCTCTCGACGTTCCCCGACTGGGAGATGGCGTACACGCCGCTCTGGTCCAGCACGTAGCAGACGCCTTCGTAGATGTCCCACGAGCGCTGATTGAGTGCCCCGCGATTCGCGATTGGGCTCACCTGTGCGTCAAGCAGTGGGTTCCTGGAGAACGTCAGGGCGTAGGCGTGCTGCGACTGCATGGCAAGCAGCGTCGGCCCAAACGGAATCAACGCCCGCACTGTGTCTGCGTCTCGGGCGTTCTGCTGCAACACGATCTCGTTGATCTCCGGAACGCTCTCCGGCTCGTCCACTTCGGAGTACAGCAGCGAATTGCCCTGCTTGCCACTCGTGTCCACCGCATACCAGAATCGGTCTTGGAATCGCACCACCACCGCCTTGTCGCGGGGCGGAGGCGTGAATCGGTTGGCGTTGAGGAAGCCGTTCGGTAGGACGATGGGCATGGCGGCATACCCAGCACGATCCGGGTCACGGACCTCCTCGTCGGTGAGGTCGTCCGTGAACGTAGTGCCTGTCCCGGAGTACACGCGGTACAGGAGCGTGGCTTGGCTGCCCGTCGTGCGCCACAACTCCACCTTCTCGGCTCGGCCCGACACTGCCGGGATACTCCACGTCATCGACGCGGCACCCTCGCCGGCGTCAACCTCTGCGACCGGAGACAGGTTGCTGGGGATAGGCCCGCCGCGATCCTCTGGCGTGCCGTCTACGAATCTGGCGTAGCACTGGTACTTGCCTCGCAGGTGCGGCCGGCTGACCGCAAACGCTTCCGCCCCGCCGGATACGACGATCACCTGCGGGGGCGTCTTGTATCCGGCGCCGCCGTTCTCCAGTGTCACGGTGTCGATCTTGCCGTCCTTGACCGTGCAGGTGGCGTACGCCCCGAAGCCGCTCTCGGAGATGATCTTGATCTCCGGTGCGACCAGATAACCGCTGCCGCGATCCTGTATCGCAATTTGCGAAATGGAATAGCCTTCGGCGGCAGCGTTCTTGGGGTTCCCGGCGGTGTAGCCCTCAATGATGATGTCGCGAGACGGGTCGCCCGATCCCGACTTGATGCGAACAGTGACGGTCTTGGAGGCGCTGTACCCCTTGCCGAGTTTTTCGACGCTCACGCTGCGAAGCACACGGGCGCCGCGAAACACCGTGTAGCCGCCGCTGGACGTGGAGGCGCTGGCACACGACCACTCGCCTTCCGAAAACGACAGACGCAGCGAAGCGCCCACGCCATCCGCATTGGTCACCGTGTACTCAAATCCCGTGCGGTACATCGCCGAGCAAAAGATCATGCCGCTCCACAGGCCGCCCGCCGGGATGCCCAAGCGGTATCCCGGAGTTGGCGGCAGACTCGTCCCCGACGTGGCCGGGATCGTCGTGTTGCCGTTGAAGGCGTAGTACCACGTCTTGCCGTCATCCACGAGCGACTCGTCCAGGTACGGAGGCGCCTGAATGATCCGCCACTCACTGATGCCGGTATAGGGATCGTTGTCGGGATCTTCGTTCGTGCCGCCCGACGACAGCACCGCTTGCAGCACAGCGCCCTTGCCGTGCGAGTCGCTCAGGCTCACGGGTGGCGGCTCGGGGTAATACTTGCCGCCGTCGTCCACGACTGCCTCAGACACGGCCGATTGGCTCAGGTACGCTTTGGCCTTCGCGACACGCCCACCAAGAGACGCAGGGGACACGGACGACGTAAACGTCACGTCGGGAGGCGAGTAATAGCACGCCCCTGGCTTGTGAATGTCCACGCGGGCGATGTAGTAGCGGAGCGTAGAGTCCAGCGTGATCTGGGGCTGCACGGATGGCGGGTCCATGCCAGCGTCAACGCCAGCACCATCGCCCGTCCATCGCACTGGGCGCACGCCGTTGCCCTGCACGACGATCATCTCGCCGTGCCGGCCTTGCGCTGCACTGATCGGGCGGGCGGCAGAGAAGCGGTTGGTAATCATGGCACGCACATATTGGCGGGGGTCAGCGCCGGCGGAACCTCCGACGTGGCGGCATTGCCACCCGTGAACGCAGTTGTCTTGGACTCGCCTGCGCACAGGTCATTGGCGTTGATCTTGTAGGGCCAGGATGCCGTGCTGGCCTGCCCGCCATGCAGGCGGCCAAACCGCGACTCGGACGCTGGCGGCGGCGGCACCGGGTCAGTAACGGAACCGCCGGTGCTCCGGAGATACCGCTGCGTGTACGACGTGGCCGTTTGGCCGGCTTGCACGGACAGTTGCGGCTCGGATGGCGTGGCCGTCTTGGGGCCGTAGGCAGGGCTTTCGGAGGCGATGAGTTCGCCGGCCGCCGTCAGAGACAGCAGGAACACCTTGCCGCCAAACTCGTAGGAGCAGCAGTCCATGACGCCCTGCACGGCGGGCTGGCACGCAACCGCCCTCATGCCACTGCGGGACGTGAGTTGACCGGGAATCGACGTGCCGAGATTGACCTGCTCGACCGCCGCCCCTGCCGGGATGGCGAACGGACTGGCCTGTGTGACAAGCCCCTTCCAGGAATCGGTGCGCATCGGTCACGCTCCCGTATCTGGGCCGCTTGGGCCGTAGTAGCCAAGCGCTCGTGCGGTGCCAATCGACAGCCCGCTGGACTCTGGGTATCTACCGAACCCCGCCCGGCGGCCCGACATGGGCGTCAGGTTGTCGGCCTCAAACGCCAGCCGCAGGTCGCGAGCGTAGACCGACAACGCCCCCTCGACGTTCTTGCCCATCATCTTGGCGACCCAGACTTCCGCGCACGCCAGGATGGCCGTGTACATGCTCTCGGACGCATCCAGGAAATCGGAGACCACCGTCTTGGCGTTCTCGGGCGGCGTCCCCACGAGACTCCCGGACAGGCCGAGAATCTCCTCCGCCACAAACGGATAGACGCCCGATGGTCCTTCGGGGAAGTTCGTCGCCGTGCCGTACCGCTTGACGCACCCAGCGGCCGTTCCGGCGGTCAGCGATCCGTCGCGGCTGCTCGGCTCGTATCCCATGCGACGGAGCGGGGGCGGTGCCCGCCGGTAGGTGATCCAGAAATTGCTCGGGTTGTCGATTGGCGAAGGCGTGCCAGCCACCTTGAGCATCCACCGATCAGGCTGCGTCGAGGATGCCGTGACCGTCCAGTACACCACATTGGAGGTGGGGAGTTGCTTGGACTCGATGTCCCGCCATTCTCGCGGCGTCACATAGGCCATGGCCTTCGTGCGCTCTACTGCGACCAACGCATCGACGTTCTTCACATTCGCGGGCAGCAGGAACAGTTTGTTGTTGCTGCCTGACACGGCCGTCGGCAACTGGGCGTCAGTCGCCAACCAGTTCCAGTCTCGGGCGTACATGACCTCGCGGTGGGCGTTGGAGGCAGCGGCCCGCAAAAGCCGATGCTCGCCGTCCTGCGCTCCGCCTCCGACGGAGTTCATCAGATACTCGATGAGGTCTTGTGCGGCGTAGTACATGGCTTAGTTGAGCGACACGAGTCCTGTCTCGGCGCTGAACGGGCCGGTGCCGACACTGTTCCTCGCCGCCACCCGGAAGGACGCACGCAGACGACTGGCACTGCGAATGAAGGGCGTCACGGTGGCGGTCGTGCCCGACTGCGTGACCGTGTACGACCCGTACGGCAGGGTCACCCAGCCGCTCGGGAAACTGAGGGCTCCCGGCGTGGACATCTGCACGACGTATTCGGTGATGGTTGCTCCGCCGTTGAACGACGGGGCCGTCCAAGACAGCGAGTACCGCGTGTTGGTCACCGAGCCACTCGCAGGACCGGTGGGCGTGGCCGTCAGGCCGGTCGGGGCCAGCGGTGCAGTCAGGGCTGGCGTGGCCGACGCGGTGGCGTACACGCCCGTGCCGGCACTGGTGACAGCCGCGACCCTCACGTCGTAGGAGACGCCGTTGGACAGCCCGGAAATCGTGGCACTGGTTGCGAGGGGCGTGGCGAGCGAGGCGGCTGTCCACGACGTGCCAGAGGTCAACTTGCGCTCCAGGACGTAGGACGTGATCGGCAGGCCGCCGCTGGCGAGCGGTTCCGCCCACGCCACTGCGATTGAGCCGTTCAGCGGGGTGGCGACAAAGGACTGTGGGGCCGACGGGGCGCTGGCGTTGGGCACTGTGCCCGAGAACGGCGTGCGAGCATCGAGGATGGCGACTGCTGTTTGCTGCGCCCCCGTGCCTACATCCGGCGCCGTCAGCCCAGCGACGGCCACTCGATTGGGCGACACGTAGGCCACGCCCTTGCCCTTGCGATTGGTTCGCGACGGATACAGCGGCGCGACGGTCGTCGGCAACACCCACGTGTCGGCATCTTCGGCCGGGTACAGGGCCGCCACGCCAATAGTGCGCGGCAAGTTGCCTACCCACACATCGCGAAACACACCGTCTCCAACCTGGAGCGGCTGGCCGTTCTGGACAGCACCAGACGGCTGGACGGGGTGGCTGACGACCGAATACGAGAGGCCGTTGTGGCTCAGAGAGAACGCGGCCGTGCCGGTCGTGTACTGGCTTCTGGTGACGAGCCAGCCGGCGCCGGTGCCGACAAACCAACCGCCGGCGAACGAGATGGCGCTGTCGTTCACAGCGGCCGAACTGGGCGTCACGGCACCGGTCGATGGGTTCACGGACCCAACCAGCGCCGTGCCCTTTGGTGCCGACAGCGACCATGTGACGCCGCCCGTTGAGGTCCATGTGCCCGACCGCCCAACCACGAGATACTTGCCGCCACCGTACGTGACGGGCGTCTCAGCGCCAAACTCTGTGGGGTTCGTGGTGGATGCCAGCGACGTGCGGCGGGTCCAGTCGATGCCGTTCGGAGATGTGTACACGCCCATCCGCGTAGCCGCCACGAACGGGATCGGGGCGCCCGGCAGGTGGTCGATGTACGCTTTGGCGACGTTGTTGTTGGCGTCTGGCAGGGCGCCAAACGGCACGTCAACTGTGGCGGACTGCCACGCCCGGCCGCGATTCGTGCTGTACGCGATAGTGCCCGTGATGGGACAGATGGCAAGCCATGTGCTGCCGCCGCACGCTACGTCACGGTACATACCAGTCACCGGGAGCGACGCCGGCGAGAAGGACGCCCCGCTGTTCGTGGACACGTAGCAGAGCGCCGACCGCTGCGGCACAGTGGTGTCGGCCGTGACCGTCAATACGAGCCCACCGGCTCCGTCACCGGCAATCGCCATGGGCTGCAAACTGATCCCAAGCGGCTGCACCGACACGGTGCCGCTGACCGTCAGTCGCGCCGGCTCGCTTCGATAGACAAACCCAGACGAGAGCACCTTGACGACCACGCGGTACTGCGAGCCGCTGTCGCTCGGCATCGGCCGGAACACGAGCGTCTCGGCATTGCACGCAGCAAACTCGCTGCACAGACGATTGGTCCACGTCACGCCGTTGTCGCGACTGACCTCCCACCACGCCTTCGTGTTGTCGGCAGTGTTGGACCACGTGTAGGAAAACGTCACTTCTTCGCCGGAGGCAACTGTCGCGTCCTGCGGCATCGCGGCGAATCCGCTGACGTTCTCGACGGTCAGTGTGGCTTCGTTACTGGTCGCAACCTGCGTGCCGACTCTCGCGACAGCCCGATACACCTGCCCACTGTTCGCTCGCGTCAGGCCAGTCAAGGCAAGCACGTTGGAGGTCTGGCCCGGCACAATCGCCCACGTCGCTCCGGTGGGCTGCCGAACCTCCCATCGCACCTCAGCCGTCCCGCAGGCGCCCGTAAATGACATGGAGAACATCGCCTCGCCGGCGAACGCCGTGACGCTCTCCGGCTGCTCGTCAATCGCCAGGGCCGGGACGGTGATCGTGGCGACAGTGGTGTACACCGTGCGGGTGCCAACCGTTGCCCCCGCCCGGTACTGAGCGCCGCTGTCGGTGGCAATCAGTCCCGTGAGCGTCAGAATCTTGCCGGTCGCTCCCGAGACATCGACCCACGCCGACGTTGCATTGGCCCGCCGCTGCCACTGCATTGTCACGCTGCCGCTTCCCGCGTAGGCGAAGTCAAACGACAGCGATGCCGTGCAGGATGCCGCAACGGTATCGACCGGATTGAGCGAGATGGTCAACGGCGGGTCGGCGGCCGTAACCAGCGCCGCGCGAGAATACACAGTCGCCCCGTCCGACGTGACGGCTGCACGGTAGAGCGTCCCCGTAAGCGGCACGTTTGGCGTGAATGTGTAGGTGGCCGCCGTCGCTGTCCCGCTGGCGACTGACCACGAAAAGCCAGAGTTCGTGCTGACCTGCCACTGATAGGTGATGGCACCTGCGGCCGTAGCCGTCACGGAAAGACTGACCGACTGCCAGACCGTCACGGCAGCGTCGGCGGGCTGCGAGGTAATGGCCAGCGAGACTGTCGTGAGCGTAGCGGCCGGGCTAGAGATCGACTCCGTTCCCGACGTGGCGCGGACGCGATACTGGCGACCGTGTTCGGCGGCGGTCAGCGAGGTCAGCGACAGCGAGGAGGAGGTGGCACCGGAGACGTTCGCCCACGACTCGCCGCTGTCCGTAGACACTTCCCACTGGTAGGCAATGGAGGCCGTGCCGCCGGTGGCCGTAGCCGAAAACGACGCACTGCCAGCGGATGCAGTGGCGCTTTGCGGGACGGCCAAGAACGCCAGCGGGCTGGTGGTTGGCGTGCCGCCGTAGGTGCCTCCGGACACGGTGGACAGGCCGAGCGTAATCGTGCCCGCCTTAGCGTCGTAGGTTTCCGTAATCCCGTCGATGGTCTGGATCGCCGTCGTGATCTGACTCACGACATCCGACGCCGACAGGACGGCCAGCGTCACGGCACCCGTCTGCCCGTTGATGCTGGTCACGCCAGCAGTACCGCCGCCGGTCTGTGCGGCAGTGCTGCTGACCGTCAGGGAGTTGGTCACGCTGTCAAACGACAGGGCGACGTTGCTGCCGGCCTTGAGTGTGCTGTTGATCGTTGAGACCACCAGGGCCGTGAGCCCCGTGATGTCGTTCGTGCTGTGCTTGTGCGGCGCACCCCGCAGTTCACCGGTCACGTTCAGCGTGCCGCCGACGTTGGTTTCGCCCGAAACCGTCAGGGTCGTACACGACACGGCAGCAGGCAGGGCGTGCGAGTGGTCCGCCCTTGCGGCCAGCCCGCTGGTGCCGACAGCCGCAGCGCCGGTAGCAGGAGGCGCGACGCTCGCCAGCGACACGCCGGAGGTGTACGGCAGCGTGGCCCAGTTGCGAACGCCGTCGCCAATCTTGAGTTTGCCGGTGTCCGTCTCAAAGCCCGGCTCTCCGGCCAGCAGCACCGGATTGGCAGCGGTCCAGGCCGATGCGGTGTCCGAACGGACTTGCAGTTGCACGAGCGCCATTTCAGCCTCCGGACAGCAGCGAGGCCACGTACGCCATGCGGGCCGTTTCCAACTTGGTCGGACTGTCCGATCCGGCGATTGGGCGCACCGTTCCGTCAGCCATCTTGCTATAGAGTTTGCCGTCAGCCGTGTTGAGCGCCGGCTCGCCAATAGCCAGTTCGCTCGCCACCGGCATCAGTCCGGCAGTGGAGTTCTGCTTGAGCACGATGGTGGGCATCAAGCAATCTCCTCGTAGACCACCACCGCCATGATGGTGTTTGCGGTTCCTGCCAGGGCGGCGAGGCTCGTGCCTTCCTCAAGGTAGAGCGGGACGTTGCGGGTGATCGGCGAGATGCGGCTGCTGGCCGGCACGCTCTCGGCCGACACGATGGCGTGCGACGTGCCGCCTCCACTGGCCGCGTTGTGATGGTTCAGCGTCACGGTGCGAGCCGCCGTATCGACGTTCGTGAACGTCACATTCACGACCCGCAGCACTTTGCCGCTGCCTGCCGGATTCGAAAGCAGGACCGTAGACCCCGTGCCGACACTGGCACGGGCCGTGTTGCCGTAAATCGCCGTGATGAGCAGGAGATTCGGTGGAGCCATGCGTTATCCCTTCACGCTTACGCGAAACGTCGCGGTGCCAGCATTGACGACCGCCACGATGAACGGCGCCGCGAACAGGGCATCCGGCAGCACGTAGGCATTGCCAGCCGCAATGGTCGTGGTCACACCGGAGCCGTCCGCATTGAGCGGCACCGGCGTGAGTTCCTGCCCGAAGGCAACATGCCACGTAATCGTCGTGGCACTGGACACGGCGTCCACCATGATGACGCCACCGGCAGCGGCCCCAAACGGAATCTTGGGGCTCGTGGCAGCACTTGCAGTGGCGACGAACTGCCCGGTCACGGAGTTCAGCCGTTCGATCTTGTTCGGCATTACTGCTTCTTCCTTTTCCAGTGAGGCACGATGCGGTCCTTCACCTTCTCGATGGCCTCGCCACGCTTGAGTTTCGGGTTCTTCTTCATCTCCTCGCGGACATGCTCACGCAGGATGCGAGGGTTGATGTCCACTTCCTTGGGCGGCGCCTTCTGCGGTGGCACGTAGTCCACAATGCCGTGAACCTCCAGGTCGCGCTTCTTGGCAACGCGGAGGATGTCGGCGGTCGAGTCCACCCACGCCTCCGGATCGCGATGGCCCCTCTTGTCCGCGATGCCGCCCATGTAGAACTTGCCGGCGGTGCTGATGCCTGCGGCTTGGGCCTGCCGGATCAGCCAGTCAGCCTGCTTTCGCGGAATGTTGTTGAGCCATTCGCCCCCCAGACGGCCCTGCATGAACGCCCGGTCGCTGCCCCGCGTTCCAGGCGGCTGACGCAGGGCACACATGGCGGCGAACCGCTCCGTCTGCCCGTCCTGGATGAGACGCAGGTAATGCGACTGCACGTCTGAGCCGGCAGCAGCGATTTCTGGCGGAAGTGTGGCTGTGGTCTTCATGGCACCTATAGGTTCTTGTCCGCCTACGGCTGCATCTCGGGCGGCACTTGCGGGGGCGGGGATTCTGGCATCGGCGGTCCAGGCGGGGCGGCAGCGTCAGGCCCGGCCGGCGGGCCGGGAGGGGAGCCCGGCGGGGGCGGAGCAGGAGGCGGCGGGGGAGGCGGAAGCAGATAGGGCTTGGCGTCGATGTCCAGGCTGTCCGCCCAGTCCGAGATCAAGGCGTTCAGCGGGTCCACCATCCCCATCGGAACCAGCCCTTGCAGGATCGGCCCAAGCGTCTGGAGGGCGGCCTGCATCTGCTCCACGCGGGTCGCCTTGTTGGGCTTGCGGGCCGACCCAGACTCCACCCGGTACTCAAACTCCCGAGCGACCGATGCGGGGTCCATGCTGGCGACGTGCTGCGCCCATGCCGCCGCCCCCAACGGGCCGACAATCGAATCGACATCCTGCGGACGCAGCAGCCACCGAGCCGCCAACGCCTCGCGGCGGGCCAGCAGGCTCATGGCGTCCTCCAGCCGGTTCGCCATGTCGTCCGGGCGTACGCTCAGTTGCTCCGCCTTCACGTTCGCCTCTGTGGCGCTCCGTATCTGGCTGGAGGACATTGCGTACGCGAGTTCCGTCAGGCCCACCCGCTTGTCGAACTGCTGGGCAACGGCCTCCACGATGCGCCACAACTCCGGAGACACCTCCGGCAACTGAAAGACGCTGATGAGGTCGTTGACGCTCCGCCCGAGCGTCTCGCTGATCTCCACGACCTTGAAGCCTTTTTCCGACTGCGCCAGGATTTGATCCTTGATGTCCTGGTCCGCCGCCTTGCTCACGCCCAGCAGCGTCTCGCAACTCGTGGCGACACGCTGGGCGATGAACGACATCGCGAAGTTGAGGAACCGAAGTTCCCCGATGCCCGGCTTGATGTGGCTGATCGGCCACACGTAGCCCGGCTTGCGGTGGAAGTCGAGATGCACGAACGGCCAACCGTTGGCCTCCGCCCAGAACGGAATCGGCCACTGCACGGCCCGGAACATGCCGGGCGGCATGCCGGTCGCCTCATCGACCTGCTCCTCAAGAGCAGACGGCGGCATGTTCAGCGGGTACGGGATGCCCTCACAGACGACGATGTAGCAGTTGTCGCCAACGGCGTCGAAGGTGCCGATCAGTTCCTTCGGCGTGTCCTTGAGGCGGTCGCCCAGCCCCGTCTTGCTCCAAATCTTCCAGTAGGTGACCAGTTCGTTGGACTTGCCAGCCTTGCGGCCCTTGTATGTCTGGTCGTCCTCCGAGAAGATTTGGGCGTCCCCGCCGTCGCCAACCGGCTTGGCCCCGTCCAGGTGGCCCTTGAGTTGCTCGCGATCCAGGCCGTACTGGCGGGCCACAACGTCAATCGGGTGCGTGCAACGCCGGGCGCACCACGTAATGTCCTCGATCTCGGTGGCGTCCGGGTCCATCGTGAAGTTGTCCACGCTGTCCGCGAACGACCCCACGATCCCGATGTCCGATCCGGGAAGCGTGACCATCTCGGTCCACCACACTCCCATGCCCTTGATGATTGCCTCGTCCACGACGCGGCGACTGTGCGTCTTGAGGTCGAGTTCGTTGGGCGTGTAGTTCAGATACCGCTCCATGAGCAGGGCGGCGACCTTGCGAACCTCCGTCCGCTGGATCGTGTCCTGAGCGGCCTGCTGGTACGCCATCATGGACTGGTCATCCATGACGCCCACCACCTCCGGCGAGACGAACGGGTACTTGGCAGGCGTCACCGTCCGCACCGGATTGCGGTGGTAGATGACGGAGCCGAACAACTTGACCGCCTCAAAGACGCGATTCACCTGCATGCGAAACGCGGGCGGGGCGATGGTCCGGTTGTAGCCGTACTCGTGGCGGGCGTAGGTGTCCTTCCAGAACCAGTTGTGCGGCCCGTCAAAGAACGACATGGCCTCCCGCCCGTCCTCCGTGAAAGGACGCTTGTGCTTGAGAGACAGTTCGATCTTCTTGAGCCACCCAGTCGCCAGAGAGCGAAGGGCGTCCTCACCCGTTCTTGGTTCCACCGTTTTGCTTCCTTGCAAGGGCAACCTGTTCCGTCAGGTTGGCAATCTGGGACATGAGCCCGTCCAACTTTCGCAACTGGGCGGACTGCGGAGTGAAGTCCCAGCAGCCCCACTGCCGCCAGTCGGCGTTCTCCTGCAAGCCGGGATCGTCCTTGTGCCGCACGGACGGACGCTCCAGGAACCCGGTGTTCGGAGAGAAGGTCAGGATGCTGACCGTCAGGATGCCGGGACGCTCCACGATCCAGCCCAGCGTCGGCTCGTTGCAGTTGAGGGGGTCGTGATACCAGTACACGCTGTCGCCCACGCGAACCTGCGGCGGGCTAAAGGACTCGGCTTCCATACTTCGCTCCTGACTGTGGGCCTAAAAAGATGAACTCGTCGGAATCGGCTGCGAGACGCTTCTTGCGCTTCCGCATCCAATCGACGTACCAGGGATCGGGGCCGACATCGACTTTAGGCTTGTGCCAGCGAGGTCGATAGGCGCAGAGATACTCCAAACACTGGCAGGCGTGGACTTCCCCCCGCGTGTTCGGCTGGTCCGTGACCACGTAGGTGCCGCCCACCAACTGGGTTTTGTGCTTGTACCGCTTGAGTTCCCGCTCCAGGTCGGGGACGGCGTTCCGCAGCACCCGCAGCATCGGCTTGCCATCTGGGCGGATGTGGAGGTAGTTGCGGACGGCCGACATGCGGGCCTGCACGTCGTCGCACCCCGCCAGGAAACTGTGCCCCGTCGTCTCGCTCGCCACCCCCTGCGACTTGAGTTGCTCGGTGTACAGTTCCACCGGCAGGCGGCCCGAGCCGATCTCGCGGAGCCGGCCGCCGTGCATGTCGATGAGGAAGGCGTAGAAGTTCTGCCCCTTGCACTTCTCCGCCATCTTCTCGCCAAACACGATGGCGTTGCAGTTGCGGATGTAGAGTTGGTCGTAGACCAGCATCATCGACTCGTCGGGCGGCACGGCGGCGAACAGCACCGACGTGACGGCGTGACCAGGGTCGATGGCGGCGTACCGGCACCAGTCGTTCGGGACTGTCAGGTTCTCCAGGTCCGTCCGGTCGTAGCCGTGAACGTGCATGGCAAACGTCGGGTAGCAGAGGATCGAGTCGCTGATGAACTCGCCCTCGCTGCGCATCCGCAGCACGTCGTCGCCAAGCGCCGCCCAGCCTTCGATACGCTTCCGCTTCTCGTCATCTGGGATGTGGGGGTTGTCCAGGAATCGGAGTTGGAACTTGACGATGGTCGGATTCTCGACGCCCTCCTCCGCCAACTTGTCGGCCCGCTCTGCAAGCGACTGAAGCGAGTCGTTCTTGCTGTGCGGCATGGCCGACCACGCGAACACGCCCCTGCGGTCAGAGAGGCGGGCCTGCATTTCCGGAACCCACGCATCACCGTTGTTCACGTCCTCGTCGATGTGGACCCTGTTCGCCTGCCAGCCCTGCGGTGGTTCGCCTTCCGACGAGAAGAAGTAGATCTGCCAGCCGTTCGTCAGCGTGCAGGACTGGATGTAGCGGGCGGACTTCAGAATCCACGACTTCTTCGCCACCATGCGGGGCGGGATCAGCGGCGGGGCCGGCTTGGCCTCCCGCTCGCGAGCCGCATCGGTCACTGGGTTGTAGGCCCGCCATTCGCCCGTCTGCTCGTCCTTGATGATCTTGAACGCCCCAGCCATGAACAGCATGGGGTAGACCACGAGGCCGATGTGCTTCCAGTCCTTGCCAACGATGGCGAGGATGCCGTCCTTCTCTGGGTACTTCCCGTGCGGGTCTTTGCCGCACACAGCCCGAGCATCTTCCACGAACGTGCAGAGCGACTTGCCGGAGCGGTTGCCGCCCAGCACGAGCATCTCACTCGACCGGGACTGGTGGATTTCCTCCTGCTTGGGTGTCGGCCTGTAGAGCCGCAACGCCTCGATCCGGCGGCTCGCCAACTCCGCCTGCATCTCCTTGAGTTCGCTCTGCTGGAACGACCCCAATCGCTTGACGGACGGCAGCGGCGAAATCTGCGGGGGTTTGCGGCGTGACTTCGACATTGAGGAACCCTCCACTAATGCTCATGGCAATGCGGCCGAGACGCTGATCCAACTCGTCCTCCAACTCCTCGTCGGACCACTGAGTCAGCGGCTTCTTGGCCCCGCCCAGTTCGGTGTTCTTCGTGACAAGGCGGACGATGCCCTCCAGCAACTTGGTGCGGTGCGATCCGCCGGGAGGGGCGTCGAAATACTGCTTGACCATCATGGCGGCGAACCCGTTGGAGCCGCCGAAATACTCCATCAGCCGCTCCAGGAGTTCGCTGGAGTGCGGGATGTTCTCTCCTCCCCTGCCAGCCGCCTTCGTGAAGGCGTCGAGGGCACCATCCTCGATGGCCTTCATGTCCCGCTGCTTCTGCTTCAACTTCTTCCCGCGATTCACCTTCGCCCGGCACATGACGCAGCGCGCGTCCCACGACCCGTCCTTCTTGACGCGGTAGTGGTTTCGGGAAAGTGGAAAGGACTGGCCGCAGTCGGTGCAGGTCTTGTCGTTCACGTCAACAGTTCCACTTGCGGAGCGACTTGTTGATCCGGCTGTCCGGATCGTTGGCCGTCTCCTTGCTGGTCAACTTCTCCTTCATGCCTTCCATCCTGGCGCAGAAGGAATCACGGCGAGGGCCACCCTCCGGCTGCGGCGGCTTGAGGTTGGCGTCGTTCTCGCGGTTGTAGGCGGCACGCCCGGCGGCGTTCAGCCCGCCTTCTGGGTCTTGCCCCTCCTTGCGAGTCCACGCGGCCGACTTCAGTTTCCGCACCCGGTCACCATGCTCATCCATGCGTCACCTGTCAGCCTGCGGAACCGACGAGATCATCGGGGCCATGCCGTCCTTCGGGGCCGGAACGCGACCGGCACCCACCTCCCGCTTGGCCTTGAAGTCCTCCAACTCCGGGAAGTCCAGCAGCCCCGCCGTGTGCAACTGGGCCATGATCGCCTGCCGGTCAGGCTGATCGAACTGACTCATCGGACTAGGTTCGTTGGGAAGCGGCACTGTCGATACTCCCTATGCAAAGAGTAGGGGCCGCAGGTGGGCGTCCCTCCCCTCCTGCGGCCCCAAAACGTCGCGACGTGTTGATGACCCGACTCAGAAGCCAGCGTTCGTCCGGACCAGAATCCGGCCGGAGGTCGTGGCACTCGTCTCGATGGCGAAGCCCAGTTGGGCGTTGGCGCCCTGGGCCGCAGCCGAGCCGGCGGTGGCGGACGGGCCGTAGGAGGCACCGGCCGACACGCTGGTCGCCGTCTTCGTCACCGTCGAGGGGCCACGCACAACCAGCCAGAACACCTCGTTGTTCGGCACGCCAGCGGCCGGGAGGTACTCGTCCACGACGCCCATGAGGGTCGTGGCGGCGACCGCAAGCCCGTCCACTTCGGACAGGATGGCGGCGTCCTTGAACTTGGCGACCGCACCCGGAAGCAGAGCGCTGCCGCTCGTGTTCTTCACGGCGATGCACTCGACCGTCCGGTTGCTCTTGAGAGCGCCGGTCTTCGGGTCTTCGTCGCGGAACACCTTGCGAGTGCCCACGACATTGGACCCGTCGCCGTTCTCGGCCTCGTACATCGTCACGGTGACGCCAAGCGTCTGGCCGCGAGCGAATCCGGGATCAGCAGTCAGCGTACTCATCTGCGAGGACTCTCCTTCTCTGGTGGCTGTTGAGGGTCAGGCGAGGGCCGCGAACTTCACAAAGTTGCGGGGCGACTTCATCTTGATGTTGGCGAGGACCGACACGGCGTACCGGTACGCGGATAGTTCCTCGTTGTAGAACGGTCCCTCCGCTTCCAGCAGGTTGCCGGTCATCACCTTCATCTCCATGTTGCCGATGGAGAGGGCATAGCCCACGCCCGGCGGCACGGCGTAGTCCGACGCGGTTTCGATGCCGTCGATTTCCACGACATCCCCGAAGCCGTAGGACTTCAGACCGTTGGTCTTCGAAACGATGGCCCGCTCGCGGCTGTCCAGCCGGTTGAGGAACTGGATGTACATCGACCGATCCAGGAGGATCATGTCGATCTGGTTCTCGCGAGTGTCGTTCCGCTTCGCGTGGTTGACCGACTCGCGGATCGCCTCGATGCACTGATCCTTCCAGGTCGCCGTCGCACCGCCGAAGGCCGTGCTCGTGTAGTTGCACACGAGGGGCGACCAGAAGTCGTACTCCGGATCGGCCGGAACTCGGGGCCACGAACCGGTCGCCAACTGCGAGCCAGCGTACTGACCCAGACCGGTCTTCAGCCCGGCGTACTCGTCGTTCGGGAAGCCGAAGGGGTCAGCGGCGTTCGCGGCACGCTGGGCACCGGTGGCGACGTTGACCGTCCCGTTCACGGCGAACATGGACTCAAGCCCATGCCACCGATTCTCGTTGCCGCTGGCGTAACCGTCGATGAACACCTCCTTCGCGAGATGTTCCTGCATCGACTCCGTGAGCCGGTTCGTCATCTTGCCGGCCACGTCGATCAACTGGGCCTGACCGCGATTCTCAAGCATCTCCCGCTTGCTGATCTGATCGGTGACCGAGTAGCCCCGATACGGGAGGTTGGCTCTCTGCCAGAGCGCGTGGCGTGCGAAGACTCGCGGCGACTCGCCCGTGTACGTGGACACGGGGATGTTGCGGTAACGCACCTGCCAGTCGAATCCACGACCTCCCTGATTCATGGCGACGTTGCCGTTCGCCTGGAGGGCAGCGAAGACCTTGAACTTGCGGAAGGTCGTCTGCTCCTCTTCCTTCAAGTGAAGGGTCAGAGTCGTGCCAATCGAACGAGCCCAGTCAACGCTCGACGCCATGTCGCTTTACCTTTCAGTTGATGCCGTCTCGTGCCAGTTGGCGAGCGAGACGCTGTTCAAAGGTCAGAGGTGATTGCGGGGTTCTCGGGTCGCTTGACCCCGCAGCCCTACTCGGATTGCGAGACGCTTCCCTTCTAAGAAAATCTATGTCCTTCTGGGCCTGAGTTGCGGCATCGGCAACCGGCGCAGATGCAGCAGCGGCGGGCATTGCAGCCGCAGCCGCTGGTGCGATGTGCTGCGGTAAAGCAGCCTCAAACGCACTTCGCTGTGCGCCCTGCGCCTGCATGCCACGCAGCCGATCAAGCAGGTCACGCTCGATCATTTTCGTAGCGTATTCCCACCGCGCCTCTGCGTTCTGGATGCCCATGCGAGAGGCTTCCTCGATGTACGTCTGGGCCGCCAAGCCCTCTGCCGTCGGCGTCTTGCCGTCCGCCTCGTACAGCCAGTCCGCGTTCTCCTTCTCCAGCCCAGAGACGTACTGGTGCTGCTGCACCTCCTGGAACTGGCTCTCCACGATCTGCTGGGCCTGCCGCTGGGCGATCTCCTGGATCATCGGCCCCAGCGCTTCCTCCGGGTTGGTGAGGAACTTCTGGGCGAAGTCGGCCTTGTACTTCTGGTACTCGTACAGGGCGTGCTTGGCGTCGAGCGGAGCGTCGGCCGAGATGACCTCCCGCCCGTTCTCGTCTTTCACGAGGTACTGCTTGTACGACTCGCGGACCTCCGGCGGGCTCCACCACTTCTTCACCGCCTCTGCGGCAGTGGTCTTCTGGACAGGCTGCTGGGGGGCGGGTTGCTCTCGCTGGGAGGAGAGCCATCGCTCAAAGGGCTCTCGGTTCTGGAGGTACTGCTGGGCGTATGGGATGTACTGCTGGTACTGCTGGAGGGCTTGAGTTGCGGCTTTCTCCCGCTCCATGGAGGCATAGAGGCGACGAGCAATCGCCAGGTCGTCCTGCCCCTTGAACTCATCGAGATTCTTGAAGGCGTCCCAGACCGACTGCTGTGGAGCCGGCGAAGCAGCCGCCGCAGGTGCAGTTTCCGGCGTCGAAGGGGCACTGGAGGTGCTTTCAGTCGAGGTGTCGGGCGTGGTGTCTACGGATTCGTCGATGACTGCTGCTTCGTCTGACATGGTGGCCCTACTGCTTGCTGGACGAGTTCATCCTCCACTGCGGACGCGGGTGGAGGTCACTGCCGGGCTGTGGGAGGACGCCCGTAGCGACAAGCCGGTTGTATGCCTCGCTGTCCGCTCTCGATACTCCGTCATCATCCTTGAGCCGGGCATGGAGTTGGTCGCCTGCACGTCGGGCCTGCTCGACCTCCGCGTCGGTTTTGTAGGCGAAGTCCACTCCGGGCTTTCCACCGCCCATCCAGAACTGCCCATCAGAGCGTCCTGGTATTCCGCCAAGCGACCCCTGGATGCCGGAGCCCATCGCCTGCTCGGAGGCCATGTCCCACCCAAAGTTCGCGGCAGTCGGGCCAACGGCACTGCGGATGGCTGGAGCGGCCCATCCCGTGCCCGCAATCTTGGAGGCCATCAGCCCAGCCCTTGCGGCGTTGGTCAGTGCTCCAACTCCCTTTGCGGCAGGAATGACGACGGTCGGGTCGATCATGCTGATCGCGAAGTCTCCGGTGTCGGAGAGCCACCCTGGAGGCGTCACTCCAGTCGTGCGTTGCCACCGCTCGTCCGCAAATGGCACCCCTGCGGAGCCTACCTCAGCCTGCAATTTCGCAATCCTTTGGGAGATGTCATTGCCGCTGGCGCCTTCCGGCAAATCCAAGATCGCGTGCGGCGATGTCAGCCGGTAGCGGTTGTTCGCCAGCCTTGCAGATTGCGCACGCCGCCACGACTCGGAAGACGTGTCAGACTCGCCGCTGCCCTGCATGCGTAAGTAATTCGGCACCGTCTCGGATGCCTGCATGTAGTTGCCAACCGGAACGTCAGGGTTGGACATGTTGTCCAATGCAGCCTGCGACACCGTATCGAACCGCTGGTAGCCGCGCGGCATGGCGAACGGGCTGATGCCTCCGGCTCCAGACAGACGCTCGCCGTCGCTGCCCTCGTAGTGCCGGATCGCGTTGGCGTCGAGCATGCGGCGGGGCGTCTTGAGCCGTGACGCGGCCTCTTCCTGCTGCTGCTCGCTTCCCAAAAAGTCCAGGTCACGTCCGAAGTTCTGCATGTACTGGTGGGTGCGTGGGTCGAGCAGGTGCGTGGACTCTTCCCACCGCTTGCTGACCTCCGCCGGAGTCTTGCCCTGCCGGGCGTACTCCTCCCTGGCCCTCGCCCGCTCCTCCGGATTCGCCCATGCCGACTGCTGACCGCCGTCCACGCCAAGAGCAGACCGCATCTGCGACCGCTGCTCGATCTGCTTCATCGCTTCGGCGAGCGGCGTGTCAGGGGAGATTTTGTGCCGGCGGTAAATCTCCCCGCGAATGGCATCCGCACGCTCAAACCCCAACGCACCCGGCCGGGCGGCAGGACTCTGCTTGGGGCGTGACGCGAAGATCGCGTCGATGCCTGCTTCGTTCAGTCCAGCCATGTCAGCGGGTCTCCGTCAGGCCAGAAAGGACGCCGGGCTGCTGCTGCTGGGCACCTGCGCCGATGGCGAGCGGGGCGAGGACGGCCGGAATCTGCGTCATCCGCTTGAACATGATTTGCTTGGAAGAAGCGGGCAGCGCGTCGTAGGTGTCAAAATGACTTCGCATCATTGACGGCAAGTCGGTCGGCGTCGAAAGGTCTTCAAGCCACTCTCGGTTGGCCCGCCACCACTCCCACGCGCCGGCGGCATCTTCTGGCGTCAGAACGTCCTTTCCGGTGTAGAAGGCATAGCGACGGCGCACCTCCGCAATGCGCGGATCCAGTTCTGCGCGTTGCATGAGGTAGTTTTCGTTTTCGACAAGCGGACGCAGCCTTTTCTCTGCAAGAAAGGCGTCCGGCCCTCCGGCGCTGTACTGGGCCGCCAACTGTGGGTTCTGCGCCAGCGTGGCACTGCCGTATGCCGTGTCATCGAATCGCTGAGAGGCGTTACGCCATTCCTCCGACCCAAGCAGGCCGGGCGACCGGCCTTTGTCCAAAAGGGCGTGCGTCAACTCATGCTCGACCACCGGGTTGATGCCCTTTGGCGCGGCATCCAAAAACGCGGGATTGAGTTGCACCTCACGGCTGGCGCCTCCGTATGTTCCGCGAGCATCAAACGGGCCCAGTTTCCAGTTGACGCGCACGGGAGTTGGCTTGTCCACGTCCTCCGGCGACCAGTTCCCGTATGCCGGCGAGTTAGAGTGCGGATAGACGGCGCCATGCTCCCGGAGCGCGCGCTGCGAGTTCTCCACCGCCGCATCAAAGCCGCCGGGCACGGCCTCGTACCAGCGAGACACGGCCTGCCGAAACGTCACCGGAACTGGCTCTGGATTGGAGGCGGCGACACCTCCCGGCTCGGCACTCTCCGCAATCCGGCCACGCGCGTCGGCTAAGGTGTCGGGAGGATTGAGCCGACGAGCCTCCTCCGCCAACTCCGCGACTTTGTTCGCGCGACCGAGCCGGGCAGCAGCAAGTGCAGCAGGTGTTGCCATAGAAATCCCTCACGGGATTTATGGCCGCCTACCTCGTCGCCAAGTACAGGCCGACGTTGGAAAAAGCGTACCCCAAATACGCGATCCCCATGCCCGTATTCCCACGCCAGAACTGCTCGGCGGAGACGTAGGCGTAGATCAGACCGGTGAGTGCTATCAGCCAGCCGCTCATTCGTCGTACGGGTAGCCGTCCTCCGGGTCGTCCGCGTACGGGCCGGGCTCCGCGTCCTCGTGGAACCAGGGGCGAACGTCTGGGTGGTCGCTCATGTCCGCAGCCTCCTGTGTTCGATGCCGCTGATCGCTGGCGTTCTGTGGCTACTTGCTCGCCCGTGCTTTCGCGTAGAGCGGAACAACAACAAGCCGCCGCTCAATCTCGTTGCATGATGCGACCTCTGCGGCCAGCCTCGTC